CAGAATGTACGAGCGGCCGACTCGTAGAGCACGGTCGGAGGCTCGAGGTATGCGTAGAGGTCCCCGCGGCCGGGTGCGCCGGGTTCGGCGTAGACCGGGAGGTCGAGTGCGGTCGAGAGCGCGGTCGCGTACGCGACGAGTCGGTCGCGTGTGCTCATGCGAACCTCGGCCGTAGGTAGGGAGCCTCGAGGGACTCGGTGATCGCATCCCACCGGGGAATGGTGAGCGAGGACCCGAGGTCCCCTAGGTCGGTGATCCCTAGAGGCGCGTTAGTCGCCGCGAGGATCGCCGCGGCACGACGGAGACACGCGGTCCGCAGAGGGTCGGTGTAGGGGTCGATGACACACCGGGACTCTTGGGATGCGATCGCCGCGGAGAGCGCGTCGTCGAGAGGTTGACCCGGGTCGACGTATCCCGTCCCGAGGTACGCGATGAGGTCGTCGCGTGTCGGAATGTCGGTCACGGTGACGGCCTTTCAGAGCAGGGAATCGAGCGGGGACCGCGACGGGGGACGCACGGTCCCCGCTCGACGACTACGGGGTGAGGTCGAGGACCCGCACACCCTGAGGGATGAACAGAGCCGTAGTCGCGTATCCGTAGACCGCGACGTCTCGACCGAGTAGCGCGACATTCTCGGCCGCGACGGTACGAGGTCCGTCCTCGGTCCACCGTGCCGCGTCGCCATTGGTCACGACGACGGTGTCATCGGGGAGACCGATGGAGCGGACCGCGCGGATACCGGCGATCGTGATACCTCCGACCGCTCCGACACCGATCGGGGAGCCGGGTGCGTTCATCGGACCGGAGAACGGGTAGAGCGGACGGCCGTCGGAGTCGATGGCTCCGGCGATCGACGGCCAGAGGTTCGCCGCGATACCGATGACTGAGGGAGCGTTACCGGTCGCGTCCGCGACGTCGGACGCTGCCTCGACGACGTCGGTGTAGAGCGTTGCGACGGACGCACCGGAGACCGCGGTCCCACCGGTGGCGAGACGCGTCGCGTAGGCCGACTCCGTGACGACTCCGTACGCCGCGGCCATGATGCGGAGGTACGCGTCGAGGTACGCCGGGGACGATCGCTCGATGAGTTGGTACGCGAGGTCCGACCCACCGGCATAGGTGACGAGGGACGCGGTGCCCTTTTCGATGTCGACCGCGACGCTCGTGACCTGAGTCTTGGGAGCGGACTGAATCCCGACGAGTGCCGCGAGGTCTCCGTCGAAATAGGGCCACTCGATCGAGAGACCGGTCTCTCCCGGCATCATCGCGCCACCGGTGCCCTCGATGAGCGAGCGCGAGCGAGCGACGATCCCTCGGACGTCGGACAGCCACGACGGAGGCATGACTCCCGGGTTATTGCCGGGGACCTGATCGGTGAGAGCGCGGACCTCGAGGTCGGACGCGTCGCCGCGGAACACCGCGGACGCATACTCTCCGAAGGATCCGAAACGGGAGAGCGGGTGCGCGGACGGGGTCGAGGGTGCCGACCGGGTCGCGTCGATGCGAGCGGCGAGAGCCTCGACGTCGGCCGTGGTCGCGTAGTTGACGACCGGAGCAGCGCGTCGAGCAGGTGCGGACCGCGTCTCGGTGGCCGGAGCGGAGTCGGTGACGGGACCGGACTCGGGGACCGACGGGTCGGCCTCACTCGTCACGGTGACGGCCGACGGTGAGTCGAACGTGAAATCGGGCATGGTCGGAGCCTCTCGGGTTGCGAGGACACGAGCGTCCTCATAAGCGGGGAGCGGGGTGAGTGACAACTCGCGCGGTGTGGCGCGTGACCGGGTGACGATCCCGGCACGGTCGAGGGATGCGTCCTCGTGAGACGCATCGAACCCGAGGGATGCTCCGAGAGCACCGTCCCGGGCGAGGACGTAGAGGTCCCGGGCGAGAGCGGTGTCGGAGAGTCGCATCGTGGCGATGAGACCTCGAGCGTCGTCTCGAGCGTGCTCGACGACTCCGACGGCCTGACCGGTGTGTCCGTCGATGACGGGGAGACCGACCATCGACGTCGGGTCGATAGCGCCTCGAGTGAATCGCTCCCGGTAACCCGACGTCGTCATCCTCGAGGTCGAATCCCAGGGGACCGCGACGACGTCGACGCGGAGAGCGTCCGTCGTCGAGGTCGTGCGGACCTCGTCGGGGACCGACACCGTGACGGAGCGCGTGTGCGCCGGAGGGAGCGGTCGAGCGTTACGACGTCGTCGACTCATGCCGGGACCTCCGTCGGTAGGTCGGTGGGGAGCGTCTCGGCCGGGAGACCGAGAGCGGACCGGGCCTCTGCGATCGTCATAATCCCGGCCTGAGTAGCAGCAGCGAGGTAGGCCACCTGATCGGCCGGAGTCGGGTTGAGCAGAGCACTCCAATCGAACACGACGCGCGTGTCCTCGGTCGCGTTACGACCGGACGGGAGCAGCGAGGTGAGAGCGTCCGCGACGGGGTCGGTGTACGCGGAGACGGTGTACCGCATGAACGCCGCGTCGTCGTCTCGAGCGGTCGCGTAGGTCATCGAATCGCCGGACGGGAGACCGACTCGACGACCGGGAACTCCGAACAGTCGAGCGACCTCGGTCGAGTTGTACCGGCGAGCCTCGATCCACGCCGCGGTACTCGGGTCGATGAGGTCCGTAGCGAGCCGGAGTCCGGCACCGAGGACGGGGATGCGGGGATCGTTCGGGTCGGAGTGTTGCTCGATCCAATAGTCGCGCCACCGTGCGGCCGTGGTCTCGGGGAGGTCGGTGTCGGCCTCGAGTCGAGGACCGGTCCCGGCACCGGAGCGGAACAGGTTCGACGCGTACGACTCGACGTCGATGAACCCGGAGAGCAGGGCACGAGCGGCCTGTAATGGTCCGAGAGGTGCCGCGATGTCGGGGAACGTGAGGAACGGGACCACGAGCAGACCCGCGCGTCGAGCGTCTCCGTCCGCGAGCACGGCCGGGACACCGTCGAGTGTGTAGACCCGCTCCCGATTACTGTCGAACGTCGCGCCGATGCGATCGCCGGGGACCGGTACGAGGGACCACGAGGACGACGCGAGCGGAGTAGCGATCCACCCTCCGACGCCTCGAGTCGCTAGGTCGACCGTGACCCGCTCGATCATCGTGCGAGCGCGGGTCCCTCCGTTGAGACGGTCCGGCCGGTAGAGCCAGAGCGGGACCTCGACGGGTTCCCCGGATCGCTCGACCGTCAGTCGAGCCTGAGTCGCGGTATGAGCGATCGTCCGGACACACGCGTAGACCGTCGGGAGTCCCTCGGTCCTCGAGGACCCCTCACGCGGAGGGATGAACGGGAGCGCCTCACGCCGCGGAGGTGTCGACTCGGTCGGAGTCGAGCGTCTGAACAGGGGCACGACGGAGAGAGTGTCGACCTCGAGGTCGAGGCGCAAGGGATCCGGCCTAACGTCATACGCGGCACCCTCGAGCGTTACTCTCCGTAGTCGCCGGCAACGGGTCACCGGTCACTCTCCGTTACGCGAGGTAGGGGACGGCCGCGGGTCGACGGAGCGCGTAGAGCGCGTGAGACGCGGCCACGAGCGGCGAGAGGTCCCCGGCCGTACCTCGACGATCGAACGCCCACGAATCCCGGCCGACGGAGCGTCGAGCAGCGATCGAGAGAGCAGCGTCGAGGGACGAGTCCGACACGAGCGCGACGTCGACGGAGGTGACCGCGTCGAGCAGGTCAGCCGCGGCCGTCGTCACGTCTCGAGTCACGAGGGTCCGCAGAGGGATCCCCGCTCGACGAGCGTCGTCCGCGAGACCCGCGGTCGGTCCGATCGGGTCGACTGTCAGAGGGACCCCGTATCGGCCGGTGAGTGAGCGAGCAGCGTCGACGACCCACGAGACACCGGAGCCGTGCGCGACGATCCCGACGGTATCGGGGGAGCCGTCGTCGAGGTTCCACGCCGCGGCGATCGACGCGGACCCGCGGTCGGGTGCGACGTCGGCCGCGAGCGCGATACGGGGAGGTCGAGTCGGTGCGCCTGTCGCCTCGACGCGCACCGCGTCGACCTTGTCCCCGGGGAACAGGGTGCCGGACGTCGCGGTCCATACGTTGCCGTAGGCGCGTAGAAACTCGGACGGGTCCATGACGTCGGACGCGGTCCGGATCGCGTCGGCCGTGACGGTGTGACCTAGTGCCGGGTGCGCGTCGATGACACGCTCGACGAGGTCGGGAGCGTGCGGGTCGGTGTCGGCCTGCCACACGATCGCCGCGACACCGGATCCGGACGCGGCTCCGGCGATCCCCGCGTCGAGCAGGTCCGCGAGAAACTCCGACGACTCATCCCCCGCGGCCGACACGATCCATAGTTGGAACGTCGGCACGGTGAGACCGGTCGGCATGATCGCTTGGACTAACTCGGTGCCGCGGACCTTGTCGAACGACCACGCCTCGTCGACGAGCACCCGCGTCGAGGTCTCTCCGTGGAGTGCGTCGGGGAGCGGGGCGAAGGGTCGCCACGTCGAGCCGTTCGGGAGCGTCACGGACTCGGAGCCGTTAGCGAGCCGGAGGTCGGTGACGTGACCGAGAGCAGGGGAGCGACGGAGAGCGCGAGCACCGTCGAGCCACCGGTCCCGGCCAGCGTTACGCGTCTGAGCCGTACTCCATACGCGAGCCTCCGGCCTCGAGGTGAGTCCCTCGACGCACACCGCTCGACCGAGGACGGACTTACCGGCCTGACGCGGCACCGACACGACTACGACGGAATACGCCGGACGGCCGTCGGGGAGCAACTCTCCGCCGACGTCGGCCGCGTGTCTCTGCCAGGGCATGAGCGGAGTCCCTAGCGTCGACGCGATGCGAGCGACTCGACCTCCGAAGGTCGGACGATCCCGACGACCCGGCGACGCGGACGGGTTAGGTTCGGGTCGCGTCATCGGTCGAGAGGTCGTCGAGCAGCGCGGCGAACGGGTCCGCGACGGTCGACGGTGCCGGGAGCATACGAGCGACGTCGAGGACCGCGCGTAACTCACGCGTCACGGTGACGACCGCGTACGGAGAATCCTCGGCCTCCGCGGAG